TGAATTGGTCCCCTACGTCACGGCGGCCGCGTTTTACGTTTATGCCAATTGTTCCGGTCGTTACGTCGGCAAAGTCGGTTGTGCCGTCTAAAACGTATTCGGTGTTATTTAATAAACCTTTTTCGGCGTCGTCTAAGGTAAAGCCGTCTTGTATAAAACCGGTGTCAATAAGTAGGGCGTAATCGCCCGATTGAACAATGGGTACGCCGGCCATTACGCAACCGCAATATTGGCGGGTCCTGCCGACCGGTTGTAAGCCCTAATGGCATTTACGACGGCTTGGCCTATTTCGGCGCTTGTTGCGAGCCCGCCGTTGACGTTGACCGTGACGCCGCCACCGGTCCCTAAGCGGCTTAGCGGTACTACGGCCTCGGGTCCGGCCTCACCAATAAGCGCAAGGGTCGGCTTGGTCACTATGCCGCCCTCCGCAAGCTTGGGTATTTTGCCTTGGCCTATCTCTGAAACAATGCGCGTAACGCTCTCGGTAATGCGTACCGTTACGTCAACGGTGCGCTTAAGGCTTGCCGCAATGGCGTCCATACGGGCCATGAGCTTGGGCGTAAGCCGTTTTAGCGTTGCGTCTAAACCGTCAACAATTTGGGTTGCTTGGTCAATGCCGGCCTGATACCAACGGCTAGCCGCGTTGAGGCCTACAGCGTCGGCGGCAGCTTGCGCGGCTGCGACCATTGCATTTACGCCCTCTGGCCCGGTAATGAGCTCGGTATTGCCGGCTACTAGCTCTCGCGCAATAGCGCTACCGGCTTCGGCGCCCGCGTCCAAAACGTATTTTAGGGCGTCTTGTGACAACCCGCGTTGCAACAAAGTTTGTAGGTTGGCGGCGTATTCTTTAACGCCCTCTACTTGCGCGGCAATACGGCCCAAAAACGTTTGTTTGTTTTCCTCGGCCGCTTTGGCGTCGGCTACTTGCGCGGCCGTTAAACGCTCTTGGGCTTTGGCAATATCGTCTATGTCGCCCTTGCTGATTGCTTTGGCTAAGTCGGCTTGCGCGTCTTTTAATTCCGCTGATGCTTTGCCGGCGTTTTGCGTTGCGGCTTGCATAGATTGGTAAGCGGCAGCAAACGACAAACCGGCTTTAACGCTCGTTGAAACGGCCGTAGCAAAATTGGTAAACGCCTCTTTGGCGGTGTCTAGGTTGCTCTTGGCTTTTTCTAAAGCGTCGCCCAAAGCCGTTTTAAGTTTTTCGCTAAATGTCTCGGTCGCACCGGAAGCGCCCCTAGTCGTATTTGCGGCCTCGTTGGCTTTTTTATTCCATTCCTCTAGCGCGTCTTTTGACGCTAAACGCGCTTTATTTTCCCGTACTTGCTCAGCACCTAAACGTGCCAAGTCTCCCCGGTTGACATTAGCCAAGTAACTTGCCTTAGACATTTCCGCGTTAAACTCTTGCGCCGCGTCAACGCTGTTATCTAATTCTTTTTGCAACGCTTTTTGCTGCACAATGTAAGCGGTCAAAGCGGCCGCACCGGCAGCGACAACCGCGATACCTATACCGGTCGCTACTTGTACCGCCGTAAACGACGTTGCTAACGCAAAATTCAACGCTTTGGTAACGAGCGCTACGGCTTTATATGCCGCGTAGGCAATGTTGACGGCGTAGATAAGGCCGGCAATTGCACCTATGGCAGTACCGAGGGCAACAAATACGGTTGCGTTAGCGCTTACAATGTCCACCAAATTGGTTAAAAACGTTGCAAGCTTTTCGGCAATGGGTAAAAGCTTGGCGCCTATTTCCTCTTGCAGCTCACCGAAACGTATTTGCAGTAATCGGTAGCGCCCGGCCGTTGTGTTGGCTGCGTCGGCTGCGGCGCCCCCGGTCGTTTTGGCCAATATGGCCATAACGTCGTTAAAGCTGCTGCCGGCTTTAATATTGTCGCGTAGCGACGGGTCCAATTTTTGTAGTGCCGTCAAATTACCGTTATAGGCTTTTGACAAAGCTGCGCTAGCGGTTGCGAGGTCGGTATTGGTTGCGGCTGCGAGGTCGGTAGCTGCCCGTAAAAGGTTTTGGCCCTCTCGCAAATTCCCGGTCGCGTTGACAAGTTGGGCTAGCGCCGGCCTAAGTTGGTCGTCGGCGGTCGCCGTCGCCCTACTAAGGCTGTCTATAAATTCCTCGTTGGCGGCTATCTGTTCGTCGGTCGCCCCGGTTTGACGTTGCAATACTGCGGCCAATTGCTCTTGGGCTGCGGCGTCCTCAATGGCCGCCTTGGTCGCAAACGCCGCCGCACCGCCCAACGCAAGCAAAGCCACGCCGGCCGGCGCCGCCGCTTTCTCCAAAGCAAATTGTGCTTTCTCGCCCTTTGTCTCTAGCTGCTCAAATTGTTTAACGGCCTTTTCTAAGCCTTTGCTGTCAAAGTCGGAAATAATCGGTATGCGAATAGCCATTACTGCACCAACCGCTTATTAACCGCGTCCATAAGCTCTTTAACAAGCTCAAACATATTGCGCTCTACCTCTTGGCCACGCTTTAAGTATTCGGGCCACATCACGCGCGACGCCGGACCAAATTGCAATTCAAGCAACGAAACAAAACGCGCGCCCTGCGGGTTCGCACCGCCGGCTTTACCGGCCATGTCAATAATTGACGCCGCCGGGTCCATTTGCTGTATACGAATAGTTGACGTATTGCGCTTACCGTATCTACTTTAAGGCTGACGCCTTTGCGCGCTTTGTTTTGGTCATACGGGAATTTTTGCCGGCCGCGCTCAGTCCATTTGCGCGACATACCCGAAAGGTATTGAGTCGGATACGCGGCTTTAATGGCGTCGGTTGCAGGCTTGGCTATTTCGGCGGCTTGCTTGTTAATCATTTTGCGGCGGTCGCCGTCAAGCTCTTTCAGCTCTTTTAGCGCCTCTTTGACACCGAACACTTTAACGGTTACGGTTGGTGTCATTTTTGGGCCGCCTTATTCAATAGATAAATAACGGTAGCAAGGTCGCGGCTGTCAAACGGGATTTCGTGCGGCCAAAACCCCGTAGCCACCAAAACCGAAGCTAGTGACCGGCGGTAGCTGCCGGTTCCGTAGGGTTTGGGTCGGTCATGTCCACGCCTTCAATTTCCATATCGGGGTTATTTTGCAGCCAATCGCGCCACGTCGTTTCTTTAATTAGGCGGCCGCTTTGCTTCAACATAAAAAAAGCCCAAGCCACCATGTCCGACATACCGACGCCTCGGCCGTCGCTAATTTTGCGGTTTTCTGCCCGTTCCCATTCGGTAACACAAAGCAAATTGGTCATTACCTCAATGGGTTCGTCGCCGGGTTTGACGGTAACGCGCAATTTTATTTTCATTCTGTCCCTCTGTCTTTTGGTTGTGTTGTATTACGGGTTCGTGGTGTCGGTGGTGTAAACACCGCCAACGAAAACTACGTCAAACGTGCCGAGCTCTCCGAGGCTTGCATTGACAACCGGAAGCTCTGCCAAGAGGCAGCCGGTCAACGTAAAACCGGGGTTTGTGGCGCTGTCCACGGCGTTAGTTGGTTTGACAATAACGGTTGTGGTCGTGCCTACGAGGTCCTTAAGCGTTGCGTAGGTTGCGTTTGCTGCGTACGAAGCGAACAAGGTAAGCGAAATCTCGTGGTTGCCCAAGCCTGACGTATAGGTACGCGAACCGGTGCCGAAAGTGGTGTCCTCTAATGTGTCGTAACGCTGCAGGAATTGCGCCGACGTACACCAACCGGTAAGCGCCACCGAATTGACCGTAACAACCGGGTTAGAAAGATAAATGCTCGTTGCCATATGGTTTTACTCCTCTTGCTTGGTTTTTACTTTACGTGGCTTGGGGGCCGGGTTGGTGGATACTTGCGGGTTGTCGCTGCGAACAATAAACCCGTTGGCTATAAGCGCGTCCACGTTGACGCCGGGCTTGGGTAGGTATTCGTCGCCGGGTGTCCCGACAAGCTCAGAAAGGATAATAAGCCGGGTGTCGCTCATGTCGTTGACGCTTCCATTGCAATAGTGAGCTCATAGGCCGGCAGCATTACCCCGCCAATATCCAAGGTTGTCGGTCGGCCGGCGGTAACGGCGACGTTTTTGGCCAATACAAGCGCGCACATATTGAGTAGGGACCGCATGGCGTCTAGGTTACTTGGGCCGAGCGTGATTATTTGCGCGGGGTATTCCATGCGTACAACGTTGTAGGTAAACGCGGTAAATGACGGGGCGCCGATAAATACGCATGGCGGGACTAGGTTGCGGGGGTCGGTGACGACTTGCAACCCGGTTACGGTGCCGAGCGTCGTCGCGAGGTCGTCTAGGCACTCATTAAAAAGGTCGGTGTAGGCAACCGGCATTATGCGACCTGCGGCCGGTCAATGCCCAAAAGCTGTTTAATCATTGGGCTAAGGCCCGTTACGGGTGCTGTTCCCATTTCGGTAAATGATGCAAACGTATCTATGCTGCCGCGAGCCCGGTAAAGGGCGCCGCCCCACATAATGGTGCCTAGGGTTACGTCGGCGCTTGGTGAGGTTGTCAAGCTGTCAAAGTAGCCGGCCTCGTATCGGCGGCGAAACGCCAATTGGTTTACGGCGCTTGCGCATTGCGTTAAAAAGGTTGTGTCGGCAGCGGTCGCGGTACCGATACCTAGCCAATCTTCAATTTGTTGGGCCGTTATCCACGTGCAAACCGGGCTAAATGTAATGGTCCCGGTAGCGGCTGTTCGTTCTACGTTTGTACCGGTCAGCGCGTAAAGCACTTGGTTCGTTACCGGCATATCTACGTTGTAAAGCAAATTGCCTTCGGTGTCGGTACCCGTAAATTCGTATTGGGGTAGCGCGTACACCGTAAACGTGCCGTTAAATGGCGCGCCGACGTTGGTAACGGTAAACGACCGGCCAACCTCTAGGTCGTTGGTTGTCAGCGTTTGCAGTACCGCGTAGTTGTCTAGTAGCTGCTTAAACGTGACCGTATAAGTGGCCATTTGTTAGGCCTCTTTTCGGTTTAGGCGTAGGTGATTTTCTGCGCGAACGTTGACTTGGCCAAAAAGAACGAGGCGTAGCCAAAGTAAGACATGGTGCGCGAAATGGTGCCGGGGTTTTCAACGCTGAGCAAGCCGCGCACTTGTTCGTAGTATTCGGCGGCCGGTGCATGGAAAACGACCATTGTCTTGGCTGCAACGTTGCTGTCAACGATAATTTGCAAGCCGAGCGGGTTGGTCGTTGACCAATTGGTTACGTTGCCTGCGCCCAAGGTGTTATAGCCACCGAGGCCGGGGGTGCCGACCATTGGGAATAGTGGGCGCTTGTCGGCGTCAACGGTGCTACCGAGCTTTGCCCAAGCGTCGGCGCCCATAACGATATGGGTTGGGAAAAGGTTAGAGCCGTTGCTAATGTCGCGGGCCGCACCGTAGAGGAAAAGAATGAGGTCCTCTGGCGTACCGTCCCATTGGCCGATTGTGGTTGAGGCGGTAACGAAGCTGTCAACCGCAAAGTTGTCGGTTGCAATCATGTACTGCCCCATGAGGTCGTTAAGAATTTGCTGCATTGCGGCAGGGCTCGTAAAGTCAATGTCTTGGTATGACAAGGTGACTTGTCCGGCAAACGTCTTTTTTGCGACGCTGTTTGCTGCAATTACCATTGTGCGCGCTGCTGCTGCACCAAATTCGGCTGCGCCGGTTTGTTCAGCTACTTGCGTATGCGTGGTAATGGTTGGGCGAATAAATGTTTTGGTTGCGCCGCCGTCGGGGTATGCGCGCGCACCAATCGCCGTTACAAACGGGCGAATGTAGTTGATGTCCTGAAACACCGGACCGAGCACCGGCACCGGCAGCAAGCCGGGTGTGTCGGTCGTGGCAATGTCACCGGCAGCAGCTTCAAGCGCACTCAAGTTTTGTTTACGCGCGTTGACGTAGGCGTCGTTTACTTTGCGGAAAGTGTCGCCGCCAATGTGGTACGCGGCCAAATATTCGGCGGCCGACGGCATCTTAAATTCTTTGCGTGGCTGCGCGGGCAATGCCGGCGTAGGAATGGTTGCCTCAACGGCTGCGGGTGCTGCGGGGGTTTCGGTT